ATTTGTTTAACACGTTTGTAGGAAACCAAACAAAAATAAGGAGTAAATAAACATGCCTCAAGAACAAAGAGACATAACAATCAAGAAACAAGCACAAGTACCATCCACTTCATTATTTGAAGCGGATGCGAAGTTAGGTTTAGAGAATATGGACCAAGATGATTTGGCTCTACCCTTTCTAAAACTACTTCAAAACAGTTCTGACGAAACGAAGAAAAAACATTCTGCGTATGTCGACGGAGCTGAACCAGGAATGTTCTATAATACAGTTACTAAAAAACTGTACGATGGAGCAAAAGGCATCGAAGTCATTCCATGCTTTTATAAACTCACATTTCCTGAGTGGGCACCATTTGAAAGAAGAGAAGGACGTCCGGCATCACCGGATAGAGGTCCTGAAATTCTTTCTCAAACAAAGAAGGATGCATCAGGTAAAGATGTCCTTCAAAATGGTAACATCATTATTAAAACAGCAAATCATTTTGTCATTATTCAAACGGATAGTGGATCTGATAAAGCCTTAATAGCGATGAAGTCTACTCAACTTAAAGTGAGTCGAGGCTGGAACTCGATGATGAAAAGTATCAGTGAAAAAGGTAAAAATGGTACTTTCAATCCGCCATCATTTAGTCACATCTATCAGCTACGGTCTGTAGAAATATCAGGAAATTTTACTTGGTATGGCTACGCTGTAAAACTTTTAAGAAAAGTAGATAATGTAGATCTTTATCAGCACGCTAAAGCTTTTCACACTTCAATAAAAAGTGGACAAGGCAAAGCAGCAGAGAAAGACGACGTAAATTTCTAAGTTTCACCTAGGGTGAATCTGGGGGCGGTAGCGGGAGACTTAAGCCGCCCCTCTTAAAGGGATGTATGATAGATGAATTTATAAAATTATTTTCTGGACTCAAAGAAAATTTTGGTCAAATTAAGTTACAAGCCAAAGTAGAATTTGATAAAGAAAGAAATAAGATTAAACCAGAGTATATTTGGTCTAAACAGGCTGTCCTTCCTCAACACTATCAACAACATATCGACGGAAAAATCTCAATAGGCATACAACCTTGTACTAAAGAGGGCAAAGCATCGTTTGGCTGTATTGATGTAGATCCTGAAAATTATAAAGATTTTAATATAGTTCTTCTTCTCTCCTATATAGAGAAATATAAACTTCCCCTCGTCCCATGCCGATCAAAAAGTGGAGGATTACATATTTATATATTTTTAACAGAAAAAATCAGTGCACAAACCATGCGAGACGCCTTAGCATCTATCCTTCTACCTCTCGAATTAAAAAGAACTACCGAAATTTATCCTAAACAAATTGAGTTAGAACCCGATGAACATGGAAATATGTCAGGAAATTTTATCAATCTTCCTTATTTTAATCATACCAACACTAAACGTTATGCACTAGATAAAAATAACAGTGCTTTATCTCTAGAACAATTTATTAAAATAGCTGTAGCTTCCCGCATATCTCCAGACGAACTAGATCAACTCATCACGCGCGTCGATACAGAAATATTAATGGGAGGAGACCCCGAATTTGAAGATGGTCCCCCTTGCCTACAAAGACTTTCTAAAACTAAAATTGGAGATGGCAGAGATCGGTTCATGTTTAATTACATGGTTTTTGCGAAGAAAAAATATAAAGAAAACTGGCCAGATAAAGTTAACGAAGCTAATAAATATTTTGCAGTTCCTTGGCCTCTTAAAAAAATTAATGACAAAATAAAATACTGGACTAAAGAAACAGCCAATCATACTTGTAATGATGAAGTCATTTCCAAAGTATGTATGAAACATATTTGTGTTAAAAGAGCTTTTGGAATTAAATCAGATACCACTTCCGCTTTCCCTCTTTTCTCTGGGCTTCAGGTGATCATGAGCACGACTCCTAAACTTCGTTTTACAGTAGAAAAACCAGACGGCAAACCGGTGCAATGCGAAGCCTCTAATCCTGAGATCTTTACAACTCAAAAGAAACTTCTAGATCTAGTTTGGTTACAAGCAGGTTTTTATCCTGATCCTCTATCTCCTAAACAATATCGAGCCTTTTTAAATCTAGTCATGAAAACTGTGACACGGGTCTATCCTGCTACTGGAACCGATATTAAAGATCAACTTTATCAACATCTTTACACCTATTGTATTAATTCCGCTCAAGCTAAACAACGAACAGACATTAGAGGAGGACTGTGTTGGACCGAAGCAGGATATCATCATTTTCTTTTTTCTTCTTTTTTCGAAACGCTTCCCCTTAAATGGAAATTAGATTCTCGAGATACTGGCATTATTATGAAAGAAGAACTCGGAGTCGAAGATGATGTTTCCTATAATATAGACAACAAAACACAAAAAGTTTGGCGTCTTAAACAAATGAAAGTAGATCAAATTGAATTTAAAAAGCCACAAAGAAAGGAATCTAATTACTAATGAATTATAAAGTTATTGGTCCTCCCGGAACGGGAAAAACAAAAACGTTATTAGAAAAAGTAATTGAGTATAAAAATGCAGGGACTCCTCTAGAACGTATTGGTTATTTTGCTTTTACAAGAAAAGCTGCATACGAAGCAAGAGACAGGTTTCTAGAAGCTTTTCCTGAGCTAGAGAAAAAAGATATTAAATATTTTCAAACCCTACACTCCTTAGCTTTTAATTATCTAGGATTAAAAGAAGAAAATGTCATGCAGGAAGAACACTATAAAGCCATAGGAGAGGAATGTGGATTAAGAATTAAATACGCGACCTATGAAAAAAATGAACACAATGGAATCTTTACTTCTAACAGCGAATACTTAACCCTTATTAATTTAGCCGGAGTTAAACGAATTAATGTTTTAGATCAACTAGACCGCAATGAACATCTTGGAAAAATCGAAAGAGATAAACTTCAAATTGTTGAGAAACATATTGAAGATTATAAACAATCATATGGGTTGATTGACTACAATGATATGATTAAAAAATTTACGGCCCAACAACAATCCCCTGCGTTTGAAGTTATTTTTGTTGATGAAGCACAGGATCTTTCCCTTCTTCAATGGGATATGCTGAAACTTCTACAACAAAATAGTAAAGATGTTTATATAGCAGGAGATGATGACCAGGCTATTTTTGGATGGGCAGGTGCTGATGTTCAATCCTTCATTAATTTTGATGCCGTAGAAATTCCTCTTCAACAATCTAAAAGAGTACCCCAAATAATTCAACAAAGAGCTTTAGATCGATTAGATAATATCAAAGTAAGAATACACAAAACTTATCATCCAACTGCAGAAAAAGGAACCATTCAATCTTTCTTTTCTATTGATGCTATCAATATGCTGAAAGGAGATTGGTATATTCTAGCTCGAACCAATGATCTTCTCACTCCTATTATTAGAGATCTAAAAAAACGAGGACTGTATTTTGAAACTAAACAAGGGCGTAGTATTAGTGAATCTCTTTATAAAGATATTCTTAATTGGGAACAATGGAAAAAAGGAAGTAAGCTTACTACAATAGAAGTTCAAAGACTCTTAGAACGTTTTGATAAAAAATTTAAAGAAACTGAAGATAAATTATTTGAGCTCTCTGATTTAAAGACCAAATATAAATTAAATTCACAATTACCGTGGTACGACGCTTTTACAGCTGTGGCACCACATACCAAAACCTATATTCGAGCTATGAGAAGTAATGGCGAAGACCTTCGTCTTAAACCAAGAATTAAAATTCTTACTCTTCATGGCTCGAAAGGAGGAGAAGCTACTAACGTAGTGATTCTTCAAGATCAAACCCGCAACACTATAAAAGGAGCAACGAAAACTGCTATGAAAAGAGATGAAGAACAAAGAGTCTGGTACGTCGGTCTTACCCGATGTAGCAAAAATTTATTTTTAATAAGATGTAGAGATCGAAGTAAGGAGTTTAAAATATGAAAGTATATAAAAAACAAATCGGTGGATCCCACTACAAGGATATGAAAATCCAACCCGCTCAGTTTATAAATGAAAATAATTTGCCTTTTGCCGAAGGGAATGCTATTAAGTATATCTGTCGACACAAGCATAAAGGAGAAGTTCAAGATCTAGAAAAAGCAAAACATTATATTGATATGATTATTGAAAGAGATTACGGTGATCACACACAACCTTTACCTCATGGTTTTACTTTAACGCCATCTAAAGATCCTGACATGACTCCGATGACCGAAGAGGAAGAATATCGTAATGCAGGAATAACCAAAGAGGAGGCACAAAAGAAATGATGCAGTTCCCCTTATTCCAAGCTCAAACAGAATGGGTCAAACCAGAAAAATTTCCTGACTTAACCAACCGTCAAGAAGTTGCTATTGATTTAGAAACTTCAGATCCAGATTTAAAAACAAGAGGCTCAGGATCCGTTATTGGAAATGGCAAAGTTGTTGGTGTCGCTGTCGCCACAGAAGGCTATCAAGGTTAC